AGGATAACTGCCTGAAGACCTGGATCCATTTTTGGACCAATAGTCTGTAGCATGAATCCTAGGTCCTGTGCCTGCTCTTGGTCTACTTCTGGAGTAGAGATGGTAAGTTTTACATCGAAGTTTCCAGATAACTGATCTCTCGATATAGTTACCTCTTCTTCATCTGTAATCCGAACCACCTCTTCATCATCTAGGTTAACTGCATTCATTGCAACTATTTTTCTACCTAACTCAATGATACCGAACGACAATCTTCTGAGTATTCCCATTTCACGCTTCGAGGTTGCGTCTGACGCCGTCTTAACAGCTGCAGCCGTGCTACCGAGTGCATTACCACCCTGTCCGCTTGAGAAGGCTCTAATTCCAGTAAGTGCTTCTGCACCTTGTTCATGAAATTGAATCATCTGCATAGCAGATTGCGGTATCTCTGGATACTTAGCCATGAAGAATGCTTTAGATGGATCAACGTCTGGATTGAATATGTAATCCTTGCCTTGCTCGAATCTAAGTTTCTGTGCAGGATCTAGTGCATTTGCTGATACACCTTGCTGTGCATTCGCTGACTTACCCATAAGGTCAATCATACCACGAGTTATTGCACCGACGATATCTTGGTGATCTTCAATAAGAACAGCATCAGGCTCTCCGCCATAAACATTTCCACGCTTAGGTAGGTAAACAACCTTAATGAAAGGTGGTCTTTTGTCTGGGAATGGATTCTTGTCTAGTCTGATCATTGTAGTACCAACATAAGTAGCAACAATGGGAACCAACACACCATCTCCATTTATATCCCAGTCTCCCCACCACTCCATGACTTTGAACTTCTTACGAGGATCATCTTCATAGTTAAACACTTTATCTTCATACTCAGACTCGCTTAGTGTGTCATCATCATCGTCAACAATTGCTTTAATGTTTTTGTATTTTCCGTCTTTTTTTAGTTCAGACTTTGAACTAGAGAATTGATATGCAATGAATCCAGCTCTATCTATATCTCCACCACAAGTTGGGTCTAGTAGAACCTTGTCGTACTCACATACTTCAAGTGTAGGTCTGTTGTACACAGTTGCCATCTCATCTACCATCTCTGTAGCACCTGAAGGATCAGGGACCATCTGTACCATAGCTTGAGCTCTCTGTTGCATCTCCTGGAACTGCATAGGATCCATTTGGCCTTGCTGTACCGCTTGTTGCATCTGTTGCATTTGCTGCTGGATCTCTGGTGGTAACTGAGGAACCATCACTGGTTTTTCAACTGATCGAACTTCTTCTTCAAATTCCCAACCTACTCTTACAATAACGGTACCTTCATCAACTGCAGTTCTAACATACTCGTCGATAAACTCTACTCTATCAATGTCTTTGTTAAATTGCTTGTTAAGAATTATTGCATTGTCTCTTGCGGCGTCTGTATCCTCATGTGTCATTGGTTTAACATCATACTGGTCTTCAGATGCAAGGAGTGATTCAGACAGCGAAGAGTATCTCCACTCATTCTGTTTACGTATTAGTTTAGGCTGTACTCTAGATCTTCCTTTTGCAGGTTTAATCTTGAGCTCTCCATCACGAAGTCTAAGCCAGTGTTCAACCTTGCTTGTATGCTCGTTAAAATCAGGAGTTGCATCTCTTACATCATTCCTAAGTTTAGCTACAGTCGGTGGGTTCTCCCACTCAGGCTGCAGTTCTTTAGGCTTCATTATTCCGTTGTCGTCGTATTCTACTTCGACACCGTCATCTATAGCTACGTTTTGCATGCTAGTCCTTTTTGCGTATTGTTGCAATTATATCATCTTCCGTGTCGGACTTTGATTATACCATTACCCATGAAGCAACATTGCTCACAACTACAAGCTTATATTCCCCGTCTGCGCTTGGAACAGCTGGAAGACCTGTGCTGAATCCTGCATCGCCCTTGTCTCCCTTGGCACCAGTATCTCCCTTATCCCCCTTATCTCCAATGTTTCCGGTTATACCTTGTATACCTGGATCACCTTGATCACCTTTGTCCCCATTGGCGCCATCTGCACCTGGAGTCCCAGTAGCACCTGCAGCTCCAGTAGCACCTTTGGCTCCATCAGCTCCAGCTGGTCCAGGTACAGTTGAGTCAGCTCCTGCAGCGCCTGCTGTTCCAGCATCTCCTTTATCACCAGTGTCGCCTTTTGCACCATTTTGTCCACTGTCACCCTTAGCGCCATCTTGCCCACTAGCTCCTGTAGGACCAGGAACAGTACTATCTTTACCAGCATCTCCAGTGTCTCCCTTGTCTCCCTTTTCACCTTTTGGTCCAGCGTCTCCACCTGTACCGATATCTTCAAGTAGTCCATCTTTATCTAGCTTCTTTATAGCAGAACCTGTGCTCAAGATTGTTTGCTTCACAAGGTATTCTTTACCTGTTTCTCTATCTGCTAAAACATCTCCACGGTTAAGTGGTGTTAGTATCGTTGTCGAGTCGTTCTCGAAAGAGAATCTTCTTAAATCAAATGACATTGTTTATCCTTTTAGTTTATATTTTTTTTAACTGTATTTATTATACAGGAATCTATCCTTGACTTATCGTCAATACACCATTGTTTGAGTAAAGCTCTCCAGAAACACCAGGATCAAGAGCAGGAAGTTCATTCCAATTGAATGCGCTTATCTGTTCTATATTAAGGTTCACAGGAGCCGACTGAGCTGCAGTTAATCTAAATCTTGCAGTTTGGTATGCACCGTTCATCTTAATGCCGTCAGACTCTCCCCAGAGTTCAAAAGTAACAACTGCTCCAGATGGTATAGTATTTACTATTCCTCTAGATATTGTTACTTGTTGATGGTCGGTTCCGTTGTCCTTCCATAGAGTTACTTTCTCCTCAGAACCAATCACTGTTCCATTGACCAATGCCCTTAGCCACAAATCACGCTCTTTATTGTCTATTACAAAGAAGTCACCAGTAAATACAAATGTACCGTTATCAGAAGTGAGCTCGTGATTTGTTGTGATGCTGAAGTATTCAGTCCATGCCTCTGGAGGTATTACGTCCTGCTTATAGTCTGAATCCATGTGTACATCTTGATCTGGAACCTTGTGTAGGTAAGCTTTTCCACCAGGACCCATTCTGAAGAACATGTCTTCTGCGTCTGTATAGTCTGCTTTTTCATAGATTATGTTGTCAGCTACAACCATTGTATTTATGTCGCCACTGTTTAGTATGTCTTTTAGTTCTGCCACGATATCTACCTTTTATTTAGTATGTATGACTGGTTCGCCATTGTTTGTAACAAGTACCCCGTTGTGAGTGACGCCATTAACAACAGCACCACCAACTGATTTGGATATTACAAGGTTTGAGAAGCAATCATATTTTGAATTTGAAGACATGATGATTGCTCCAAATGAAGTTCCTCCAGATGTAAGGTCTAGAGTCCTCATGTTAAGCCTTGTCTATAACTGGGAAAGTAAATGATTGCCAAGATGATTGCATAAGGTACATTGGCTCATCAAACTTAACAGCATCTCCTGGTCCAACTTTCATCCATGCGTTTCCAATAGTACCAGTCTTTGAGACCATTAGTTGGTCATCATCTGTAGTCATTGAGTTCTGTACAATCATCTCAGAACCACTCGGTGTCATCAATGTCGGTACGTCTTTATTTAATACTATCTGATCCATCTTCAACTCCTTTTGTATCCGTGTAGTTGTCGTCTTCTATTTCATTCTCTTTATCTACCCTGTCTGTACATCTATCTATTGCAGATATGCTACCTATAGATTTAGATACTGATCTTTTAGTAGAAGATGATTTTACTGCTGACTCATCTTCGAGTGGCACGCCCTCTGAAACTCTATGATCCTCTGGCATTCCGGTATCAATCCATGGCACATAAGCACCCATCGCTCCAGTAAAATCAGAACCCGTTACGTTGGCTTGTTTGAAATTACAGAAATCTATAATAGATCCTGTAAAATTACAGTTAAGCAAATTAGCTCCTACAAAGTTTGAATAAGAGAGATCAGCATTGCTGAAATTCTCTCCATCAAAACTCATACCTTTAAAGTTTGAATATTTTCTATCTTCTAGTTCCATTTTTATCTCCTTTTATTATGGGCATGAGCCAGGGTTAGTCCAGTCAGCACCATCTGTATCTACAATGTCAGCTTGATCTGTTGAATTTGGACCAGTAAGTGTGGTTCCAGTAAACATATCTACTTTTGTTGCTCCTGCCTTGCTTGTATTGACTGCATCTATACATGTCATTGCTGTACATCCAGATACCATATTGTCAAAGTTTACACCAGCAGATGTATTATACCCTCTATCTAGTCTCAACAATGCTGTACATCCTGATGCAAAATCACTCCAGTCTGTAACTTTTGATGTGTCGCTGAATAATGGTACTCTTGTATTTGTTGTTATTCCAGAGAAAAACCCTGATAAATCTGTACAAGAAGAACCTATATCCATGGTTGGAAAAATTGTTACTGCTTCGCAGTTCTTAAACATTTTTGATGCATTTATTATTGCTGGAGCAGAGAATGTTTTTATGACAGTATTTAGCCTTAAGCCTGAAAACATACTTTCTCCGCTTTGTAG